GGCTAATCTGTCTTGTGCGGTAAGTTCCATATCTCTCTATCTCCCTGCTTGATGTCAATAATATACACCGCAGATATATATATTGCAAGGGTATAGAGATATATATTTTTAGACTGCACCCCAAGAACGCTTCGACCCGCACACCTGCCAAGCATAAGCCAGAGCATCAACCACGTCATCATGCCGACCAACAGGGAAGGATAGCAGCTCATCTTCAAAGTAAGCCGGGAGCCCTTGGCAATGCATAACCTGAGACTGCTCGTAGCGGGCTTCCAGAGGCGCAAAGCGGGTCACTTTGTCACGGTCTGGGCGGATGCCCCGAATAGGCAGTTTGGTGCGCCGTAGAAGCTCCTGCACAACAGCAGCCTGATACTGCACCTGTTCGATGCCGATCATGCTCGGCTTCCACTTGTCAGCCATAGCCTCGATGAACCTAAGCACGCTTGCAAAGTCTGCGCGTGTACGGTTGATGTCTCTAACGTAGATTGTCCCATCATCACCACGGGATACAACAGCCACGCCCGTGTAGTCTGCTTCACTCTTGGTGCTGATGGCAAGGTCAACGCCTATGTAGGTGGGCAAGCCTTCAGGACAATCACCGTATCGTAGCCACTCCCGCTTGATACGAGCGCCCGCTGCATCAACGAACTCGGCCAAATACTCCTGCCTAAAAGCTATGCTCGGCAGAGACTCTCCAGCCTTGTCTACTTCGGTAGCATCTATCCACGGGTTAGCGGTAGTTGGCATCTGCCATGCCATCCAGTCTTCATCTTTACCAGCCATGCCGTACAACGTACGGAAGTAGTTGGAGCCTTTAGGCGTAGACAGAAAGAAAGCATCGCCCTTGAAGTCTGTTAGTGTTGGGCGTATGGCTTCAGTCCAGGCTTGTTCTAGATGCCTTGCCATGGCGGCTTCGTCAATGATGACACGCTTGTACTTGCGACCACGGGCAACGGTGCTAGGGTCATCCAAAGTCCAGTAATCAATAGCTGCCCCGGTTATTAGTTCAATGCGCGGTGCAGGAGTCTGCACAGCTCGCCGGATGACAGGGGAATAAATCCTCTTATGATCGTTGTATGCCTCTTCTAGGAGCCTGTAGGTAGGCGCAAACCAAGCACAGGGGAGCGCATCTTTTAGGACAGGGTCACTGAGCAAGTTACCACCGAGTGTAGTTTTCCCGAACCTACGACCACAGGCAAGCACGTTGTACCGCTTGGCTTCACGGAGTATGACCTGCTGTGCTTCATGCGGTCTAGGTAATACCAGCCTGATATCAGGCACCTGTAGAACCTAACCCGCCTGTACGCTCATCTAACGGAACATCATCACCAACCACGAAAGGCACAAAGACCAGCTGCGCTATACGGTCTCCTGCCTCAATCACCCAATCACCTTGCGTCCGGTTATGCAGTAGCACCTTGATAGTGTCGGTGTAGTCTGCATCAATAATGCCGGGAGCATTGGCAACAGCCAGACCACGCAAGGCTAAACCAGACCGGCTACAGACCAGAGCGCAAAGATCAATAGGCATAGAGACATAAGTCCCTGTGTCAACGCCTACAGTAGCCCCAGCAGGTATTGTGATGTCACCGGGTGAGCGTAGATCGTAACCTGCCGAGAACTTGGTAGCACGGGTAGGAATGACACCGTGAAATCTAATCTTCACCATCGGCGTACTCCAATATCGCCCAGTCATCAGCATTTACCAAATCATTGACTATTGAAGCCCATGCACTCAAACTTGTTTCTTCGTTAATTCTTTCAAAGAAATCTTTTGAAATATACATTGTTCCCTTACCACCGAGAACATGAAGAGCAAAATATGGAGCATATGTTTCATCAGGTTCAATAGTTGATATCCAAAACTCTTTTTGTGAATCCCATGCTCGACGAGCCAAACAGTGCCCATCACTCAGTAGTTTTATAGCTTCTATTCCTGTCATTACTTATCTCCTGTTGAATCTGCGTACTCCACGATTACCTTGACAGGTGAACCGTCTGCGCCGGTCTGTTCTACCCTACTAGACCAATCAGCTTTATGCTTGCGTTCTAGCCACCATGCCGCAGCCTGCCATGTGGTATCAGATGCCAGTTTGATGACCGATACCATCTTTGCTTCGGCTTCACCCTCTGCTTTTTCTATAGCTTGGGAGAAATCTGAATATTCCTTGAGCCAGTTAGCGAGTGTGCTTTGGTCAATGCCTGCGACAGCACAGGAAGCCCGACGGGTGTTACCACCCCTCAGAGCCTCCAGAAGCTTGCCTACGGTCTGTTCCGTGTACTTGGTTGGTCTACCTGCTCCGGGTTGTGCTGCCATCGCTCTTTCTCCAGTTCTTCCATAATAATGCGTTTCATCAACTCAAACGCTTCGTTACTTACAGTCCACGTAGGCCCTTGCTCTTGCAATGCCGGACACTTCTTTAGTTGAGTAAAGATATCCTTGGGTGGGTTGCGTAATCGTCTACTTGCCATTCCATCCCGCCTCGATTTTCTCTTGTGTGATTCTGATAACGGCAGCCTTCATCCTGTCCTCGTCAATACCGCAAGCCTTAGCCCTGCGCTTCACATCGTTGTATAGCCATCTCGTATACATTTCGTTGTATACCGCCAAGCATCCCGCACCAAGCAGGACACCGAGTGCAAAAAGTATCATTTGGCTACCTTGCCTGTCCGTGGATCAAGTTTGACAATATCCCAATCATCAGCGAAAAGGTCACCGGCAGATAGGCTCAACTCTGAGTACGCCATTGTTCTTCCATCTGCACCTTCATACTGAAAAGTGTTCCACAGTTCCGAGTACCGTAGGAAAGTTCCATGCCACTCCTGCCGCCTTACTGCGTTACCACCACCAGCCATCAAGGCTTGTATCACTTCACCAAATCTCATCCCAGTACTCCCATCGTTATCGGTAGATGCTCAACCATCAAAGCCTTGATGCTGTCTGCAATCTGCCTATGTTCTAACTGCGTATCTTCCTGCGTCCTAAGCTGCACGTAATGGATCCAAGACCTAACCGTGCCGCTCATATACATCGTGGTCGGAGTGCATAAAGGCAAAACCATCCTTGCAGTCTCCGCAGCAATGCCAGCATCAATCATCCTGTTGTATGCGTAGTAAGACCCCTCTACGGCAAGCGATGCCCGATCAATAGCATCCTGTAGGTTCTCATCCAACTCTTTCCATTCTGGCAACAGTTGGGAGCTTTGGCGGTTGGTTGTACCTGCAAGCCGCATATCGCCCAGAATAGGCGTTGTAGCGACCGACGCATACCTTTGGCTGAACTCTTGGAAACTGAATGAACGATGCCTAAGAATCTGCGGAGCGATAGCACGAGTGGTTTTGATTTCAACGCACATTGAAGCCATTTCAAAGATTGACCAGTGACCGTGCTTGATGCAGTAAGACAACAACCTGCTGACATCAGGGTTGTCTTGATTCTTAGGGTTGCTTACCCTAGCGCAGTATCCGATGACCTTCTCCGCTTCCGGTGTAATCCAGATAAGTTTTGTCATGGTTGGTAAATCTCCCAGTCCATCGCTAGGACATCAGCGGATCCGAATGACGCAACCCGGCTGTATCTGCGGTTACCAGCACCATCAATCAGGTACAGACAAATCTTGCCCTCTACGAGTTCTAAGAACCAGTTGGCCGCGTGTCTTCTTACCGCCTGTCCGGCTCTGAGGCGTTCAAGGGCAGCGGAAAAGGAGCCACCCGCCATTGTCATCCGTTTGGCATCCTCTTCTTTGACCTGCTCGATTTGCCGTGTAGCAAGCCAACCTTTTACCGTGCTGTAGTTGTAGCCGATGGTCTTGGATGCTTGCGCTTGTGGCATCCCCATTGCTACCAGCTCGTCAAACCGCTCTAAAAGTATCCTGCGCTTTGCGATGCCATATGCAACGCTTTCACTTGGTCTCGGCATTGAGTCCCTCCGCTTCTTGTGCTATCCGATCAGCAAAGGCAACGTCCCTGGTGATGGCATATGCCAGATACCAGAGTGCCTTGATGCTATCGGCGTTAGATGTTCCTTTGTGTGGCATCCGTTGGATGTACTTGAGGACATTACCTGTGGCAAAGTCCAGCCCCCAGTCGTCTATAACGCTGAGGGCCTGAATCTGCGATGTCCGGTAGTGTCCGGTCATACCAGCTGTACGCTCTGTGACATCATCTTGTCAATCTCGTACGATACTGCCCAGATGTCTGCAATCACGTCAGCAGGCTTGAGGCTTCCAACCCAGTATGGATTCTGGACAGCGTAGCCCATGGAGTTGCAGTCGTAGATACCAGCATCATCGCCATTGAGGGCTACCATCAGGTGAAGTTCACCCTTGGACATATGGATCTCAGAATGGTCGCTTGATACCTGAATATGAAGCGGTACATCGATGACTGCAAACGGGTCACGCTGTACGTTGATGGTGTGCTGTGCCATCTCTTTGATGGCTTCTGCGAGGCTTTGATTAGTTTGTTTCATTGTCTTTATCTCCCAAGGTTGGAGG